CGACGTCATCCTTATATCTGTCCGGACATTCGTCGAATGTCTTTGTTCCAGCCCATATCCTATTCCTCCACACGTTTGCCATTTTTTTCTTCCTCCTTTACTTTCCTATTTCTTCCGACAGGTCGCATATCGCCTGCTCGAGTGCAGCTATTGATTCCTCTGTGTTCTCTGACAGCTCACAGACTGCGTCTTCGGTTCCTGCGACCCCGGTCTTATTTGACGATATCAGGGCGCTGGCTATGGCCGCGAAGTCTTCCATAGGGAGCTGCGCTTCATCGTATTCCCACCCCCTATAGGTCGCGCCGTCTTTTTCTTTTTCGACTCTCTCGATGTTCTTCCGGATGTATACCACGGTTCGGCTCGTGGTGGCATCGAACTCGAGGGGCTTTTCTTCCTGTGTCCCTTCAACATGAATATAGTTCATCTTCTACCTCCTTGATCTTTTTCTCCTCTTCATCTATGGCCCTATACTGGGCGAGCTCGGCCAGCGCTTCACGCAGCAATGCCGAGTAGAGCTCTATTATCTCGATTAGTCTTTCGGTCATGGTTTGATATGCGTCTCTTCATGTATTGGATATTAACGAACGGCTTGATGCGTTCCTTGTATACTCCATAGGTGTTGCTATATTTGAGCCATCCAATATAGGAGATGAACTGCTTTATCTCGTGAATGGTTGGCTTTTCTTTCTTGCTGATGCGTCTGGCTTTGCGTGTCATCCTCAAGAGGATGCTCCGTCTGATAGTGGTTCTGTTCCTATAGAACCGGAATCCCATGTAGTCAAGAAAGCAGCCGCCCTTTGGATGGTCAAAGCGCTGTATGCGCCAGTTGTTCTTCAGCTCCAATCCGAGTTCCTTTAGGATCTTTTCTGTTTCGTCTTTATATCTGTGGAGATGGCGCTTGTTTCCTGAGAATATGACCATGTCATCCATCCAGCGGATATACATATCTTTTCCTGCCATGTCCTTGATTCTGTGATCCATGTCTCTCAAGTAATAATTCGCGAACCATTGTGATATGAAGTATCCGAGGGGTATTCCTGTCTCGCTCGCATAGAGTATCATCCGCACGAGTTCGATCGTCTTGGTGTCCTTGATCTCTTTTGAGAGCATCTTGATGAGTTTGTCCTGCGGTACTGAAGGGAAGTACTGCTTAATATCCATTTTCAGATAGTACTTCACGGATCTCGGATTCTTCCGGATGTATCTCTCTATGTGCTTCTTAGCAATGTGCTGGCCTCGTCCCTTGATGGCTGCATAGGTGTGTTCGTATATGCCGCGCATGAGGTATTTGTTCAGGATCTGAACGACGGCGTGCTGTACGACCGTCTCTCTGACAGAAGGGACGTAGATCTGCCGCTTCTTCCTCGCTATGCCGTCATATATCTCATGTGGTATCCGGCGCATGGGCTGGTAGTTCAATATCCAGTTTCTGACGATCTTGATCCGGTCGGGTCTGTCTTTCAGTCTGTCGAGTTTGTTTTTCTTTTTGGTACTTTTCTTTCGGCTTTTGCAGGATTCCTTGATTGCAAGCTCTATATTTGCGTCCGAGATGATCTCCTCGAACACGTGCCGATATGTCTTCATGTCTTATCCTCTCGCCCGCTTTCGCTGTTTCTGCGCTACTAACAGGCGCTCGCTTCGAGTTAATTTTTGCCGAGAGGCAAGGAAAATAAAGGACATTTTGTTGTCTTCCGTATAAGGATGAGGTAGTGCAGCGCCATTGTTGGTGTTGGTATTCGATGCCGTGTTGTTCAGATTCACGCAGAACACCCCATCATTCCCCGTGTTGTTCCAGTTGCCACCGAGTAAGGCGCGGAGTCGTCCTTTAGATCCCTATATGATGACGGGGGACACGTTCCGTTTCCCCCGTCTGTTGACTGTTTCTATCTTCCGACCGTGTAGCCCCTTTTCGCGCTCACGCTGCGAGCGGTTTGCAAGACAGTGCAGCGCCAAAGCTGGGGTTGGTATACGATGCCGCGCTGTTCAGATGCACGCAGAACACCCCAACAATCCCCGTGTGGTCCCAGCCGCCACCGAGCAAGGCGTAAAACGTACCGCTTGCCGCTAAGTATGTCGCATCGCAATAGTATGTGGTCTCTGATCCGCCGTTAGTCTGAGCGAGGATGCAGTTGTCGCGAACTATATCATGCTTCGGGTATACCCATGCGGCTGTTGTTCCGATGCTTCCGGCATTTATATATCCTGTACCATCGAGGTTATATCCATCAGTCGTAGATCCGTCTGTTTGATCATAGGTCATTTTGATCCGGTATGATCCGTTGATGTTGATCAGTCCGCGTACACGCCGCCACAGGTTTCCGAAGAAGTTCTCCATGCCGAAGATCTTCACTCCGTCCGTGCCGTTTGATTTTCCATAGAACTGGCCCTTGCCGTTCATGGTTCCCTGTCCGATGGCTGATGTGTTTCCGGATGCGCTCCGTCCCGCTCCGAACTTCGCCTGAGAGTTGAGAGACTTAGATATCAGAGCGCAGAGGAGACCGATGAACATATAGTCGCAAAACGTCTCTGTGGTCCATATTTTATCATTGGTCTGATTATTTGCTTCAGCGAGTGAGATCTCCGAGGCTGCCGTGTTGTTTACGTAATTTGACTGCCCGGATATTGACCTCATCCTGGTGCCATCCGATGAGCCGAAGTATTTCGGAGTGTACCAATGCTCATTTTCGTCACCGTTCACGTCGTAGTGATTCCACGGTTTTAATCCCAGGACCTCGGCATTGGCTACAACGAATGTCCAGCCGTCATTATTCGTGTCTGCTGTGATCTTCCAGTACAGGCGTTTGCCGTCCTGCCCCCATTCCATCATGACGTTTCCGCCATAGGATGTATTATTGTAATCAGATGCGGTCACGCCGTCTTCTTTTTTGCTTTCATCGTCCTCGTCAAGATAATAGTCACGCTCGCCGTTATACTTCAACATACATGATTTGGGGTAGAAGAACTTCAGCTTGTCGGCGTTCGTTCCTGCAGGATCCCACCCACCATATGAAGGTACTCCCGAAGAGAGATCCATCGCGAACGGTGTCCATCCATAATTATCGTATCCGGAAGGATAGTCTCCGCTGTCCGGGCTCGAGTCGCTCTCTGAGTAGTGATATGCGAATACTATGATCTGATCAGTATAAGTCTGCCCCAGCTGCTCCACATTCACCTTGATGCCGTTGATGTCCCATATGCCTGCGTCTGTCAGTTTGAATGTGGCCACTCCGTTCGTGATGACAGCTGTCTCGCTTGCGGCGCCTTTTTTGGCTGTCAGTGTCCGACCGTTGAGGATGGATGCGCCGGTCGTGATCGTAACCGTGGCTGCCACGTCGATGCTCACGCTGTAGGTCTGCTCGGCCGATACTACGACCTGGCTCGAATATGTCTCTCCGCCATAACTACTCTCGAGGGTATAGGTTCCTGTCTCATGTACCCTGAAGGTGGCTGCCCCCTGTGCGCTGAAGGAAGTCGTTCCGACTGTAACTCCGCCTTTTTTGATGGTGATTCCTGCGCTGTAGAGCTCACTGGATGAAGTAGAGATGTTCAGCGTGGCCGTGAATGACGTGATCGTAGTTGAATAGGTGGTCTCATCCGTCACGCTAAGATCTGCGGATGAGAACGTATATCCATCATATTCTGCCGTGAACTTGTATGTTCCGGCCTCGTGTACTACGCACGATGCAGATCCGGTATTGTCGAACTGTGTCGTCCCGATCTGAACTCCGCCCATGATTATTACTATCTGTTTTCCGTACAGGTCGCTCGAGGATGTGGTGATGTTGATCGTGGCTGTCCACATCTTGACGACAGTTGAATATGAGGTCTGTGATGTCACCACTACCGTGGATGAATATGTCTCTCCGTTGTATTCAACAGAAAAGACATATGTCCCGGCCTGCAGAGCCGTGAATGAAGCCGCACCGGAATCGTCGAAGGATGTTCCAGGGACAGCTGTGCCGTCACAGGTGACAGAGATGTCCTGTCCGTAGAACTCGCTGGTCGGTGTGCTGAGTGATATCGGAGCGATGAAGCCGTTCAGCGTAGCTGAATATGTCGTCTCAGCTGTCACATTGATAGGAGAGGACTGGTATGTCTTCCAGCTCAGCGTGACCTCGAGGACGTAGCTTCCTGCTTCAGGAACTGTGATCGATGCTGATCCGTTCGATAATACTCCGGAGCCCATGACCACGCCGTTCTTTTTGGCATATACTGTCTTCCCGTTCAGCTGTGTCGTGGTAGTCGTGACGTTGATCGTGGACGACCAGAATGCAAGGGTCACGGCATACTTTCCGAAGTAGGGAGCTGTCAGGATATACTGCGCCGTCTCACTTCCATCGGTCGATGATACGGTGAGGGTTCCTGTCGAGGTTATCCCGGAGAATACAGCCTTCCCGGAATTGTCGAACTGAGCCGTCCATGAATTTGTCCCGTCGGTGACGGTCACGTCCTCGCCAATCAGAGAGGACTCCGATGTGGTGACTTCGATAGTCGAGCCGCCGCTGCCACCCTCGACGATGGTCATGTCATTGAGTGCATCATCCGTCACATTCATGCCCTTGAACTGCAGAGCATTCCTCTGGGGCATATCCTGCCCGTCTGAATTGACGATAGTATGCCCGCCACCGGCTCCGCCGCCGTGCTCTGCGTACCACTTTGAGTTGTTGTGGTATGTTGGATCTCCGGGTGTGACCGCTTCGCCGTTCCTGGTCCCGACAGCCCATGCCTCTGAATCCTCCGCGCTGTCAGATGAGTTCTGCGCGAAGCCCGCTGCCTCCTGTGCGCTCTCGGCTGCATCAGACGCAAGCTCCTGCATCTGCTCGATGGCTTCCTCTACCATAGATATGTCTGACTCGGACATCTCACTGTCCGGAGGGAGAGCCGACAGCTGCACATCCAGCCAGAAGACGAAGGTTCCTGTCCTTCCGGACGGCTCTGTGACCACGAACTGCATCCTGGTCCTTCCGGCCACCTGTGTCATGACTTCGGCCAGATCTGCCGTCACTACGTTCCCGGAGATGGAGACTCCTGTAGATCTCACGAAGAACTTCCCGTCAGGCTTTGTCCCCTGCACGTATACGCTCGCGCCTTCAGGTGCATAGGGTGTCTCGTCATCATAGAGCGATGCCACGAGTCTGTCGACTCCGTGGTCGTACTGATCCACATGGACGAGCACCGGCGCACTGTCCGGTATGATGTTAAGATCGAATTCCTGAGTGTTCATTCTTCCCTCCTTATGATAGCTGTACACTTCCGTATGATGAGCCGTTCACGTAAACGGCAAGATATTTGTGATTGTTGGCCTCGTACGTCATTAGCTTTGTCTCGTCCGTCCCTATCAATCCCACGTAATCTCTGAGCCGTCCGTTGCTGATGTACACGCTTCCTGTATCACTGACGACCAGCTGGGTATTTCCCCCGGCAATGGTGGACATCTTTTTCGCCATGACGCCGATATAGTTCTCATTTGTGTTTATATATGTATCCCCCGAGTGAGTCCCCATGTGGGTACTCGCTCCCACGACCCTGACTTGATACGCGGTGCTCTCTATGGCGATCCTGTCATTGCCCGATATCAAGAGGGCGTTTTGTCCGCCGAAGCCTTCGGACGGTCCGTAGGTAAGCTCTGTCCGCAAGTTGCCCTGCCCGAACCGAGCTGTGGAGCCGGTGATGAGTCCCGTGAACGTGCCGTCCTTCATTACCAGCTCGCCGGTCTCCATGTTCAGA